TTACGTTCCTACGAAAGAGATGGGCGGTGGTAGTGGTCTTAAGTATTCTGCTAGCACAATCGTTTACCTCTCAAAGAAAAAAGAAAAAGACGGAACAGAACTTATCGGAAACATTATTAAATGTGAGGCGAAGAAGTCCCGTCTGACTCGTGAAGGGTCTAAAATTGAAACACGTTTGTTCTTTGATGAGCGTGGTCTAGAACAGCATTATGGTTTACTAGAATTGGGTGAACGTGCAGGTATCTGGAAAAATACTGCTGGTCGTTATGAAATTGATGGAAAGAAAATTTATGGCAAACAAATTCTTGCTGATCCAGAACAATATTTTACTCCAGACGTAATGCAACTTCTTGAGCAACAAGCTAAGAAAGAATTTACGTATGGAGCAGAAGATGGAGAGAATTGAACAAACAATTTTAAGAAACTTACTTTTTAACAGGAACTACTATAGCAAGGTAGTTCCTTTTATTAAACCAGAATATTTTGAAGATTATTCTGAGAAGATAATCTATGAAGAAATTTGGGATTTTGCTAGTAAATATCAAGCACAACCAACAGCGGAAGTGCTTGAAATTAATTTGCAGACAAGGAAAGATTTAAATGAGGAATCGTATCAGAACGCAATTAAGAAAATTAAAGAACTCAATCAAGTCGATGTTGAATATAACTGGCTTCTTGACACCACTGAAAAGTGGTGCAAAGATAGAGCAATCTACCTCGCCCTCCTTGAGTCTATCAAGATCGCAGATGGAGGCGATCAAAAGGTATCAAAGGATGCGATCCCAAGTATCCTACAAGAAGCCTTGGCAGTATCTTTCGACGAACATGTAGGCCATGATTATGTTGATAATGCTTTAGAGCGTTACGATTATTATCACCTGAAAGAAGAGAAGATTCCTTTTGATCTTGAGAAGTTTAATCTTATTACCAAAGGTGGTCTACCGAATAAAACACTTAACGTTGCACTTGCTGGAACTGGTGTGGGTAAATCTCTTTTCATGTGTCACTTTGCTTCTGCATGTTTATCTCAAGGTAAGAATGTTCTTTACATCACTCTTGAGATGGCAGAAGAAAAGATTGCAGAACGTATCGATGCTAATCTTTTGAATGTAAATATTAAAGATATTGGTTCTATTCCAGAATCAATCTTTACATCTCGCATCAAAGAAATTGGTAACAAGACACAGGGTAAACTTATTATTAAAGAATACCCAACTGCGTCTGCTCATGCTGGTCATTTCAAAGCACTCCTTAATGAGTTGAGTTTGAAGAAATATTTCAAACCAGACATTATCTTTATCGATTACCTTAACATATGTGCGTCTTCCAGATATAAAGGTCAAATCGTAAATAGTTACACCTATGTTAAAGCAATTGCTGAAGAACTTAGAGGTCTTGCTGTTGAGCATGACCTTCCAATTGTTTCTGCTACTCAAACTACTAGGAGTGGCTTTGGCAATAGCGACGTTGATATTACCGATACTTCCGAGTCTTTTGGTCTTCCCGCTACAGCTGACTTTATGTTTGCTCTTATCGCTACTGAGGAGCTTGAACAATCTGGTAGGATTATGGTCAAGCAACTCAAGAACCGATATAATGATCCCACCTTCAACAAAAGATTTACTGTGGGGGTTGACAGATCGAAGATGAAGCTGTATAATGTAGAGGATTCAGACGGTGCCGACCTTCTCAATTCTGTGGAGGAAGAACCGTATGAAGCATTTGAGGAAATCTCAAGCAAACAATCTCGTATTAATAAATTTTCCCAGTTCGTAATCTAATCTATGACTAAGCACGTTGACTTTGATCGTTATGTTGAATTCGTTGATGAAGTGACATCAGATGCTTCCAAAGATTTTGTATATCTTTCTGATCGTCTTGTTGAGCTTGATCGTAAGGGTGCCAATATTGAACGACTGCTTACTGCTGGCGTTGGCATTAATGCTGAGGGTGGTGAGTTTCTTGAGATCATTAAGAAGATGGTGTTTCAAGGTAAGCCTTGGAACGATGACAATCGAGAACATCTTATTATTGAGTTGGGTGATATCATGTGGTATGTTGCCCAAGCATGTAATGCTCTAGAAGTTTCATTTGATGATGTTATTTCCACTAACGTAAACAAACTACTTAAGCGTTATCCAGGAGGAGAGTTTGATGTCTTCTATTCCGAAAATCGAGCAGCAGACGATCGATAAAATTTATCACGTCTATGATCAAAAAGAAGTAGTTGCTCATAACATTAGTAAAGAGGATCTAGATAATATCTACGATCCTCAACGACATGAGTATGAGGAACTTGAAATAAATAAGTATTATGATGCATCATTCTGATGCTTTCTTGGAAGATTGGCCGAGTGGTTGATGGCGATAGTCTTGAAAACTATTAACGTTAGTAGCGTTCCAGGGTTCGAATCCCTGATCTTCCTTTGAATCTATCTCTATTCATATGAAAATTAATTTGTGGTATTGTGAAGAAATGAAACAATGGAGATGGACTCTTACTGATGATCACCGTCCTATAGTTAAACAAGAATCTGGGCAACGTCCAAATCTTCGTGATGCAATGAACGATGTAGCAAACACAGTAGAATATATGTTGGGGGATTAGCTCAGTTGGTAGAGCACCTGCTTTGCAAGCAGGCTGTCAGGAGTTCGAGTCTCCTATTCTCCATTAACAAATAACGCAAGATGAAAAATTTCAAGCAGTTAAGACAAGAAACTCTTCGTGAGCGTTATATTCAAAAGGAAGTTTTCCAAGAAGGTGACTATGTAATGTCTGCAGTCACTGGAGAAAAAGGACGTATTCATCGTTCTGGAACTAACTATGTTATTGTTATTACAGAAGACAATAGGATGTTTCGTGCGTGGGTGAAGGATATCCGTGAGGTCAATGTGTCTGAAAACATAAATAAAGAAAGAAAAAAAAGTATATTCTTTACAAATGGACAGACAGAAACCAACGACAACAGTTCGTCATCATGATGATTTCTCTAAAGCATTAATTGAATCAACCGCTGCTTATCTTGGTGGTGTGAAGCAGGTATCTGAGGAAGGTATTCCTACACTACCTAAAAAAGAGAACACAGATACAGTTACGAAAAAAGATCCAAAGACAGGGGCGGGTGCTGCGGATCCAGCAGTAGATCTTCGCACTGGTTCTGGTATCAAACAATCACATGGTGCAACTATTCGCAACACAAGTATTCTTGCTAAGGAAGAGAAGTGCAAGGAGTGTAAAAAAGATCCATGTTCATGTGATGAAAAAGAAGATAAAATGGAAGAGTCCTGTGAATCAGGTCATTCTGAAATGAAGAAAGATAAAAAAGAAAAGAAAGAAAAAGAAGAAACAATGAAGGAAGCTTTCAACCTAATGGTTGATAATATTCATTATGTTTTTGAGAAAAAGAATGAAGAGGGCAAAGAGCAAGGTGCTGATGGCAAAGCTTGCTGGAAAGGTTATAAGTATGCTGGAACCAAGAATGGTAAAGACAAGTGTGTGAAAGAAGAAATTGGTGTTATTGAACTTGATGAGAAAGCACCTCCAGGTGAAGAGTATGAGCGTATGGTGAAGCACATCAAGAAAGGTTATTCTAAAGGTGGTGTTTCTGAAAAAGAAAAGAGCATTGCATATGCAACTGCTTGGAAAGAAAAGAATAAGATGAAGAAAGAGGAAGTAGAAATTTCCGAGAAGCTTGACCCAGTAGGCAAGGAAGATAAGGACATTGATAATGATGGTGATCACGATAAAACAGATAAGTATCTTTCTGCTCGTCGTGGTAAAGTGAGCAAAATTATTGCAGCCAAAAAGAAAATTAAAGAAGACATGGAAATTCGTAAGGAGATTGAAGAAGAAAAAAAGTGAAGGGGGCAACCGTTGAGGTAATGCCCATCATTCCAAATGAAACAGATGATACTGATGGAAGTAAAAAGAAAAATAAAAAATATCTTCTTAGAGCCTTAAAAAGTCAACAAAAAGAATAAATAAGAAAGGGATAACCCAAACAAATTATAAGGAGGATATCATGGGAGTATTAGTCGAAGTTGTAAAACCACTTCTTTTTGCAGCAATGAATTCATGCCACACTAAGCGTCTTGTAGTTGAACTACTTGAGCGTTATGTAAATACTACTGATAACGATATTGATGACCTAATTGCAGGATCTGTGAGAACAGCACTTCTAAAAAATTGCTGATATTAATATCAAAAAATAAGTTTTAATGGGGAGGTAACTCCCCTTTTTTTATAAATATTTGTTAGATATAAAGTTAAAGTTGGAGAAATTAAATGACTCTCTATAGTCGTTCAGAAAATAACGCACAAAGCTTGAAAGTATTGAATACTACAGAAAAGAATTCTGTAGATAAGTATGATTGGGATAATACTCTTATTGTTGATGGACCTAGTACAGTTGCTGGTGCTCAAGGTTATACTACTGCTGCTCGTCGTACTGTGTATATTGACGACGTAGAAGCAACTCTTGCTGAAAACAAATTACGTGGATTAACCGCTCCTGGTTGGTGGGAGTATATGACTTACACTGATTCATCTGGTGCTACTCGTCATAAGGCTCAGCATCTTGTAGCATTTAAAGATGCTCCTGTAAATGCTGCTGATCTAGATGATACTGTAGCAGCTGACGTAGCATCAGCAGTTACAATTTCTGTTCAACCTGCTAACCAATCAACTAATGATGGTGTAGGAACTGCAACGTTTGCTGTTACTGCCTCTGCTACAACTGGATCTCTTGTTTATCAATGGCAGCGTAGAACAAGCAGTACCGCTAAGTGGACTAATGTTTCTGGTGGAACTAGTGCTTCGCTTGCTCTTACTGGACTTACTACATCATCAAATGGTTATCAGTATCGTGTAAAACTTACATCATCTGCTGGTGCAGAAGAAGTTATTTCGAACACTGCTACTCTTACAGTAACT